TCATGAAGAAGGACATACCGAAGATCTGGATTGTTTCGATTGATTCTGCGGTCGTGATTGCCGCGAAGAAGGACAAAGCGAATAGGCATTTGTTCCAATCGATTCATATCCTGCAGCGTTCTCCAGTCAGCATCCGGGAAGAAATGCACGCCATGATCGCCCAGGACAATCATCACGTCTTGCTTCGTGGTGTGATTATCTTCGCAGAACGCTTTGACTTTTGCATAATCCAGATGATAGGAATTGAAATCCCCGTGCTTGTCGCCTGTAATATAAACCGCCATGATTATTCCTTTCTGTCAACCGGAATCCAGTTAGTAACGACAATTGTTTCCTCGTGGCATTCCTTAACAACCTCATAGGGCTGTTCGTAGAATTCGTTTTCCTGACGCTCCGTAAGGCCGCGCTCCCAATCAATATTGAAAAAGCGCCCCTTTACCTCGAAAACAGTGGACATACCTCTCGTCCATCTGCCTTCGCTCCCTTCTTCTTCAGAAACAATCTTGCCGATTTCTCCATAAGCCATTGCTGCCAGTTCGTTCCACTCGAACTCTTCTCCGGCATCATACAGTTCAAGGAATTCTTCGCCCGTCCATAGTTTAAGTGCCATAGGCTCAACCCTTTCTATTCATAAAAACATATAAAGAATCGTCAACAGGCTGACGCCAGTGACAAACACTGGCCCATACCACCAATGAAATACTGCGCCAAACACGGAACAGAAAATAGCAAAAAGGAGATCCGTCGCAGCGAACAGTACAAGATCGACCATCAGGATAACAACGATGGTCAGTGGAAAATTAGTTTTCTTTTTCATATCGATCCAAATATCCATGCTGGATAAGCCAGCAGATTCCAACCGCAACAGAATCGGATTCATCATCAAAAGCATAATCCTGTTTGCCAACATAATGCTCCAGAGCCTCGGCTACCTCTTCCTTGGTTGCTTTCTGGTTTCCCGTCAGCACCTGTTTGATAACCGTAGGAGGAATTTCCTCAAAGACCTTCTGGTAATGCCAAGCATACAGGTCGGCAACGCCAACCATTTTGAAAATGACCTCTGTTTCGGCAGCGTGTTTATGGAAGCCGCGCTCCCGGACAAAAACAAGTTCCATGTCGGAATCCATATAGGAGCGCAGTTCCTGTGCGTTTTCGGCAAGACGTTGACCATGCGGCTTCTTACCGCCTTTATAATTCTTGTTATCCACAACCGACTTGCGAATGAGCTGTACCGTCCGGGTTTCAGGATCGCAGTGAAGGATAGAGAAGCCGGGACGGTTCATGCTCAGATCCGCACAGAATAATTTGACCTAGGTTTTCTCTGCCATCAGTACTCACCGCTTTCTATCTTCTGAATGGCGTGGTCGAGATACCAACGAGCCTTCTTGAGATCCTGAAGGCGGTCGTCTTTATGTCCTGCTCTGGAACAATACTTGAGAGTATTGCCAATACAGAACGCATACCCAAGCCCAACAGCGTCGATATAATCAATGCTCTCGATCTTGCCGAAGGTATAATGAGAAGGGTGGTTCACCGCATCGTTTTCTACGACAAGCGGTGCAGGAATCGTCGTGCCAACAAACGGGCTTTCAGATTGATTCGTCGTAAAACTATCCATAGGATTATTTTCCCGTGCTGCCAAATCCGCCATTTCGTTTCTCCTTCGTCATGTCTCCGTAAGTGATGCCATAAGGCAGGAAGATGCCCTGCATGATTTTCTGTCCGGCTTTGATATCCAGCGGCTTATCGACCGTCAGGCCGACCATGATGTGCCCCTCATTGTCAGAATGGTAGTAATCCTCATCCACCACACCGATGGTATTCAGCAACCTTGTGCCATACTTGAAACCAAGACCGGACTTCGGTGTAAGCAGAAGAACCCAGCCACGATCCATCTTGCAGCGAATCCCAGTCGGGAATTTGAACACATGCCCCGGCTCAAAGTGCATATCCATCGGCATGAAGAAATCATAACCGGCAGAGCCTTCGGTTGCGCGTTCCGGAAGATGGATGCTGTTGTAGTGCTCCAACAGAAAGTCGCTTCTATTGATGCTTCCAATGGTATCAAGGTGCTGGCGCAAGTACGGATCGGACTCCATCCAATCCTTGATGAAAGTGCCATAGCCGACTTTATC